ATTTGATATTGCTCTGGTTTCATAAATTAGAAAATATTATTGGATCATTCACTTCAATTTTCTTTGTCAGTTCTGCTAACTCTTTGCGTAATAACGCTAATTCTTTTTGCAACGCTTCTATTTGTTGCGCTTGAAAATCTATTAATTCACTCATTTTATTTTTGTTTAAAGGTTTTTAATTTCTTGTTTTACATAAAACCAATAAGTTTGACGTATGTTTGGAACTTCAAAAGATGTTTCTTTTATTAATTCTTCAACTGCTATTAATGCACATTGTTTGGCTGTAATGTAAAAGTTAATTTTTGAATACATTGTATTAATTAATTCTTTTGCTTTATCTTTCGGTGTCATAATAATCATCTAATTTGTTAAACATTATTTCTTCTTGAAAATCCATTAAAATTAATTCGTTCCAGTTGCCATTGTTTTTGATTAAAAACTGCTCAACTATATTTTTGCCATTTTCGTCTTTGTAAAAATTTATACAAACGTTATCGGTTTCGTACTCAAAAGCAAACGAGCCATCGAACAAATCTACAAACTTTGCCTCTTCAATAATTTTAGCAAAATACTTCCTATCATAAATTTTCTGCTCCAAACTTCTGCGCTTAATCAAAGATTTCAGTTTCATGTAATTTTGTGTGTTTAGTTATTGATTCGATTGTTCCTCTTTTACTTAAATTATCGTGACCGTGCTTTATCCAGCTGGCGACTGTTTGAAGTGTCCTATTGCAGTCTAAAGCTATCTTCATTTGTACACTGGTGCATTTTAGTTCTTGCGCTGCTTTGTGCGTTAATTTTAACATAATTGTTGTTTTGTAAGTTTTTTTGTTACGTAGTGGTCAAAACAGAAATTTATTAATCTTTGCTCATATTCTCTAAAATTTGTTTTCTGGCGCATTTTATGGAGTTCGCATTCGTGTATAAATAACAAGCGATGTGATAATTTGAGCATTATTATAATTTTATCTTTTAAGGTTAGTTTATTCATTTTTGTAAATTTCATTATACCATTTGTCAAAACTCATTCCAACGTAAATACTGCTAAATTCTTTTTGCTGTTCAATTTGTGCAAAGTGGTAACATTGTTTTAATTGTTTTTTTTCTAATTCTTTGGCTTGTTCAAAATCAATTACACCAATATTTGCTTGAGGATAATTATCTTCATCATACCAAGTATTTTTAGTTAATTGTTCAATCAATAAATCTACTGCTGACTTTTTCATAATTCTAATTTTAATTTAAGGTTTGTAAATTCTTTAATTTTTTCATGCGTTCTAGATATGCTTCTACAAGCTACCATTTGTTCGTAATCGGTCGATGTGAGAAGTAATAAACGTTCTAATCTGTTCAAGTGTCTTTGTTTTCTTCTAATCGCTATTCCCAACGCTTGAACTATCAATTCCATTTCAGTTGCCATCGTTCAATTTTTTAATATTAGTGTTCAAAAAAAATGCAAACATAATTTTAAATTTTCCTTCCGGGCAAACGTAAAAAGCTAAATCAATTAATACCGTTGTGATCCAAATTCTAAATTCTTTTGCTGTCATAAATTTTATTTTAAGGTTAAAAAAATAGCTGTCTTTCCAGCTTGTCAATCTTATTGTAATTTCAGCATATGAGCTGGCAATATTCCCGTATTGCTGGGTAGCCACTGATTAACCTTTGGCATTACAACGACCTACATTACCGATAAGTAAGGATTTTTTTCCGCTACCCCAATTAAATTTTTAAAGTAGTCTTAATAGTTGAAGGAAAAAATATGTGATAAAGCACACGATAAATATTTTGTTAAATTTTTTCATTTTGTTAGTTGTTAAAGTGAAAATAAATAGTAGTATGCTTCTAATATAGTATCAAAGCATTTTGTATTAAATTGATTGTTTTTTTCAAAAAAGAAAAATTGGTTGTGTAATTCTTTAATTTTGTAAAGTTCATTTTCAAATCTTAAAATTGGTGTCATTTTTTTAGTTATTAAAATTGTTTAGCATTATTGCTAGTACAAATATAGAATTATATTTTATTATTACAACTTTTAATAATAACTTTAACATAACTTTAACATATAAAAAAAGCGCTAATTTCTTAACGCTTTGATTTTAAGTATTAAAGCTCTTTTAATACTTCGTCTACTTTTTGCTCGTTTGGTGTTCCTTTAACTCCTTTTTGGTTTTTAACAATTAAACCTAACCCGAAAATAATCGCTTTTTCTAGTAATCTTTTCCAAAATCTATTTTTCATAATTTCTATTTTAATTGAGTTGCTATAATTTCGTCTTTCTTTGCGGTGCTTCGACTTGATCCAAAATAATAACCAACAACGCTACTCATTAAACCAACAACCGCTATTTTAACATCGTTTGTTGCATGGTTAAATGCGAGAATGTATAAACCGCCAGTTATTATAATTAACGCTACTATGCCTTGAATGTTTACTTTGCTAATCATCTTTATTGTTTTTTTCTAATAAATACCAACGCCTGGCAGTATATCCTACTGTAAATAAAAATACAACTATTTTCATTGCTATCTCACAGTCTGCAAAGTTTATAATCGCATAAAAAAAAGCTAGGGAAAAAACTTTGAAATCAATTAAATCATTTACCATTTTGAATAAACTGTTTTGCCATTTATTTTTTCGGCTCTTAATACTTGCTTTCTTTGTTTACCGCTTGATTCATAACTAACATGCACC